GTTGGGGTCCGCCCCACGCGGGACCGGGGAGTCTAGCGCCAAAAAGGAGAAGAAATGAAAGTAGATAATTTCACACTAGAGCAGTTCACTTGTCCAGCAAAGTACGATCTCCGAATCAGACGTGGACTCGTTCCGCTGCGGCGTAAGCCATCACTCTCTTTCGGAACCGTCATTCACTCCGGACTCGCTGAGTGGTATCGCACCGGCGATTTTGAGAAGGCGCTCAAGATGGTCTTCCTTCGCTGGCCTGAAGTAATGCCGAGCGACGACTTCCGTACGCGAGACTATGCCCTCAAGGTTCTCGGGAATTACATTAGAGAATACCCCAAGGAATCCTGGAAGCTACTCGAAGGCTCAGACGGGCCTATCGTCGAGCAGGCTTTCACAATTCCTACAGGATTCTACCTTGAGTGCCAGAGCTGCTCAATCCTCGGCTACGCAAGTGAAGATGATGTCACGACCGGCAAGTGTAGCAACTGTAACGAAGCCCTTGAGTCCGTCGAGTACGGCGGCATCATTGACGCTGCGATTGAGTTTAGCGGGACAGTCTACGTGCTCGATCACAAGACGACGACGGTGCTAGGAAAAGACGACTCGACGTACTACTTCCAGCAGTACAAGCCTGACAACCAGATGACAGGATATATCTGGGGCCTTGGCCGCTTGACCAATCGCAGAGTCGGTGGAGCGATGGTAAATGCCCTTGGGCTTTACAAGTCAGGCGAAACGAAGTTCAAGCGGCACTTGACTGCCCGCAATCAGTTTGAGATCGACGAGTGGCTCAAGGGTGTGCTCGCACGATGCAATGAGATCAAACGCTGTGAGCGCACTGGCATCTGGAGGCTTGAAACAAGCAAGTGTATGAACTACGGAATGTGCGAGTACCATTCAGTTCATGTACTCAACGACCCCGTTTCTCGCGAGAGCAGGCTGGAGCAGGATTACGTCGTATCTCACTGGAATTATGAAGACCGCGACGACTAGTGAGTACGTAGTTCATCTCTGCTCTGACTGCGGCCATTCACTAACATTGCACGGGCCGGTGGATGAGACTGATAGGCTACCATGCAGAGAAATCAACTGTCCCTGCACAGCGTACGGAGAGTAATCTATGCGTCTTGGCGATCTTGAAGAAATCTTCGAGTGCGACCCTGAGGCGGTGCCTTTTGAGGCTCTGCCTATCGAAGACCCAGATTCAGTAGAGACGCCCGAGCTTGTCCCTGCAAAGTAAGGACTGTCCGTGCTTGCAATGCGGCAGGGAGACGGAGCATGACTTTCGTTCAGCTACGTATGTCTGCGCGTCTTGCGGGTACGGTTTTACGCAAGAAATGGTAGACGCCACTGACATGACGACGTTCTCGCATTTGTTTCAGCCGGGACTAGCGAAGACGTTTTACATCTATCCTGGTCAAGCATGGTTCGACGACGAGAACGACGAGGCGCTAGCAATCATAAGGGAGCAAGAGCAAATGGCAGTTCTACATCCTGACACATCGCAGATTCCTATCTGGCGCAGACGGCCGACGAGGAAGGAAGGGCCTATCACCGCCTGGCGAATCTGGAATCTCGGTAAATCAGACGACGGCTGGCTGCTCTGCTCCGTTGCTGCTCACGCTGACTGGGAAGGGCCTGTACTCAAGGCTGACGCAAGGCCTATTGACCCTAAGCTATGGGACTCGGATAAGACTAAAACTGCTCACATCTTCAATCGAGCAGGAATCCATGCAGTCAAGACAAGAGAGCAGGCAGTCAAGCTGCTTTGCGATTACGAAAGTGAGGTCTACGGCGAGGTTAAGCTCTGGGGTCGAGTAGCGCAGTTCACGCTTGGCTATCGCGCAGAGTACTGTATGATCTCGAAGCTCTATCTTGTCAGAAAAAGCCTCGAAGTGCATAAGCGTCGGCTCAAAGATATCACTCGCACCCTGGAAAAACGCTACGGATGCGAAGTGGAGGTCGTATGAAAGATCTTGGTCAGAAATCGCCTTTACAGGTCTTTCAATGCACTAAGGGCATGTTCACTCGAACAGCGTTCGTAGTCTACGACGGGAAAGTCGTGAAGGCTGCGCCGTCGCTGTCGCTAAGTCCTCACATGAGCCGCGAAGACGCCATGTATTGGCTAGAATCTCGCGACTGGAAAGTCGAACGTCTCGATGTCGGATGAGAAGCAGTACATTGCTACGCTACGTCTGACGTTTTTCGAGACGGATGATGTAGCAGCTAACGTCACCGCCGAGCTCATTCGCGAGCGCGCAAGCGAGCTAATCGAGGAAGAGGATACCCTTGAGGTCACGCAGGTTATTCCTCTTAGTCTTGATGCTCCTGTCGAGCCGAGCGAGATGGTCAATTTGATGCTTCGAGTCTGCGATATGCTCGTGATGACGAGGATAAAGGAATGTTACGAGCTTGCACAGTGGGTACACAAGACCGCCTGGGCACTCGAACATCGAGTTGATCCTGAGTACGCAGATGCTAACTACGACTATCTCAGTTTCATCGAGCGCGCAAGCGCTATTCTTCAAAAGCGGAAAGGAAGCTAATGCCAACAGCGCCTAAAGGCGAGTGGAGACCGTGGGAGCCAGGAGACCCCGTAAGAGTCTTGCCCTGGGGAAAGTCAGGAAGCGGCAAAACGTATGGAGCAGGAACTTTCCCGAGGCCATGCTTCCTTGACTACGATAGGGGACTAGGCACGCTCTTCGCGCCTGACTTCCTGCGGAAGTATCCAGGGCAGAAGATACTTCATCGCTCGTTTGTAGAGAAGTCGTTCAAAGGGCCGATTCCGATAGCCTACAACGCCTACGACGACTCGTGCAAGTTCTTCGACGAGATGATGAAGCGAAGCAGCGAGTTCGACAGCTGGGTGATTGACTCAGGGACAATGCTCAGCAACTTCTCGCAGACCAAGGCGGTTATCCTTCTCGGTACGAAGGAGTACAACTTCCAGTCGAAGACGCAAGAACAAGCGCTATCATACGGAATGCTCGTACCGAAGGTACAAGACTACGGCGCTGAGCGAAGCCTCGTGGAGCAGTTCGTAGACATGGTGCTGAGCACAGACAAGCATGTAGTCATGGTCTGCCACGAGAAGGAACAGCGAGATAAGGCAGGCGATCTTGTAGCTATCGTACCGAGGCTTACCGGCCAGTCGGATGAGTCGGTGCCACTTCGCTTCGACGAGGTGTATAATATCCAGTCGAACAAGGCCGGAGCTGACTACGACAAGGCGACAAATACTAGCACGCTCAAGTGGAATCGCATCTGCATCTCGCAGCCAGACGGCTTGCGAAAAGTCAAGACACGCAACGGTGTGCCGGATGGCACCTTGTGGGATTACCAGTCTGTCCTGAAGGCGCTCACACGATCTTACGAAGAGCGTCTCAGGTTGATAGCTCAGCAAGAGAAGGTGAGCATCGCATGACTGAGAACGAACTGCACTGGCTGGCAGGATTTCTCGAAGGAGAAGGATGTTTTTCGTGGGTAAGACCGAGTCAGTCGAACCGACGTAAGCACGGCGCTCCGATGATTACTGCCACATCAACGGACGAGGATATAATTCGTCGAGTCGCTAGTATGCTATGCACAACAGTACTACGCCAAGAACCTCGCGCTGAGAAATATAAAGCAGTATATAGTACGAGAGCGTATAGCGCTGCGGCCGCAGGCTATATGATGGAGCTATACCCACTTATGGGATTGCGTCGGCAGCAGAAAATCCGAGAAATACTTCAGCTACACCAGACTCAATTTACTGAGCGTCGGCTAGAGCCACATCCGGTTCCTGCCGCTGTAGTGCAACCCTCTACGATCTCTTAAAAGGGGTCAAGGAGACAGTATGTCGGTTTTGCAGCCTGACACGAGTCAGGGGCAGGACTTCAGCACTCCGATCGAGCCGGGGACTTACCCTGCTCGTATCATCAGTGGTGAAGGCGGGAAGTCGAAGGCAGGCAATCCGAAGTGCGTTGTGAAGTTCGAGGTGCGCGTTGGCGAGCAGAAGCGGACTCGTACGTCGCATCTTCCCGTCACGGGTGAGGGCACCTTCGGGTTCGACGCGCTGCTGCGCGCCGTGAGGATGGACGGGTTGGCGGATGCTTACAAAGACCCGAACATCTCTCCCAAGCCGGTCTTCGATCCTGCCACGCTGAGCGGCAGTGAGCTGATGGTGGTCATCGAGCCCAATCTCTACAAGAACGAGGCGACTGGCGTAGAGGAGAAGCGCGATCAGATCACTGGGTACCTGAAGGCGTAGTCGCTAAAAAGCCACAAGCGGGCGTGCTATGTGACGCCTTAAACCTGCGGGCAACGCTTGTGGTTTGTAGCGGGGTGGAGCAGCGGTAGCTCGCCAGGCTCATAACCTGGAGGTCGCAGGTTCGACTCCTGCCCCCGCCATTAGATGTTCCACTCGTCCAAATCTGGACAAGGAGACGCGAATGAAAGTAGGACTTCAGATAGTTGGTGACTCGAATACTGGTGAGGTCCAAGTAAGTGGCGTCATAGACGATATGCGCATCGTCTATTGGCTGTTAGGCGAAGCCAGACGCCTCATCGAGAAGCGTGCCGCTAAACGAGAAACCGACAATAAGAGCGGTATCATCGTCGTGAAAGGAAACCTCAATGGGTGATAGCTTCGACGAAAGACCACAGACGCTTATCAGCACTATCAAGATCACGCGAGTGATGCCTGATGGTCGTACTCGCTTCCGCGAGCCGGAGAACATTCCATCGCTTGCGGCTTCGCTAAAGGAGTTTGGACAGCTTCAGCCCATTATCCTCGACGAAGATGGAGAGCTTGTCGCAGGAATGAGAAGGCTGACAGCTGCCAAGTCTCTCGGCTGGACAAGTATCTGGGCCGTGCTTCGTAACCAGCTCGACGATCTCACAGCACGGAGCATTGAGCTCGAAGAAAACCTGCAGCGTGAGCAGATGTCGCCGGCAGAGAAAATCAAAGCGATTGCCGAACTTCATCGGCTAAAGAAAGAGCAAGACCCCAACTGGGGTCAGTCACAGACGGCACAGCTAGCTGGCATGGAACGCTCGCGTGTAGTTGAGGCGATAAAGCTAGCGACGATGATGGAGTTCTTCCCGGAGCTCGCTGAAGCAAAATCTATCAACCAAATGCAGTCATGGGCGCTATCTAAGGCCTCCAGCCAAGTCCGCATGAAGGAAGTGAAAGATGCCCCGGAAATCTACAAAGAGATCGAAGAGAGAATTATCCTCGGTGACTCCGTCGAGGTTATTAAATCTCTCCCTAAGGGATTCATTAAGCTTATCCTTACTGACCCTCCCTTTGGAATCGACTACGACAACCGCAAGGCGGGCAGTGAGGGAAGCGTTACGGCGTATAAGGACGACGCGGAGTCTTACGAGCGCTTGCTCAGTATGGCACCGGACTTATACGAAGTACTTCAGCCCGACGGTTGGCTTGTGTGGTTTCTTGGTCCTACCTGGTACGAAAGGGCCAAGGGTGTTTTCCGTGAAGCTGGATTCACAGTTGACGAAATTCCTATCATCTGGCATAGGGAAGGTGGGCGTGCTTATACAACGCGGCCAGACAGATATTTTGGACGTGCGTACGACATGGCGCTCCATTGCATAAAGGGAAACCCCCAGATGGTAGAACGCGGGAAGCCGAATGTTATCACCTGCGCGCCAGTTGAGGGAGCGGATAGGACGCTTCTTGTCGAGCGACCAGTCGAACTTTACGAAGAGCTCATCAAACGGCTGACGATCAAGGGCGAGATGGTAGTCGACTTCTTCACTGGCTCTGGGTCTTGCCTTGCAGCTGCAGCGAAGACGCAAAGACAGTATATGGGCGTAGAGCTTGACCCCGAGCGCAGAGCCGTTGCCATTAAGAAAGTGAGAGCTTACACTCCGGAATCCGCGTGAGGCTCATTCAGTCCGGGCCGAAAACGGCGAAGATCGTTTGCGTCGGTGAGGCGCCAGGTGCTAACGAAGACGAGAAGGGAAAACCTTTCGTCGGAGCATCAGGCGACGACTTGAATCGCTATCTGGCCGACATCGGGCTGCGTAGAGCTAACTACGATAGCCGCAGACCGGACTACGATCAAGAAGATGACGTCTTCGTCACGAATGTAGTTCACACTCGCCCACCTGCAAACAAGTTCGACGCTTTCCTAAAGCCCAAGCCGAGTGCGCATCTGCTCATGGGCATTCTGCATCTCAAAGAAGACCTTGAAGCGATAAAGCCGAATCTCGTTATCGCTTTTGGGGATGTGCCACTGCGCTTCTTAACCAATAAGCATGGCATAGGAAAGTATCGCGGAAGTATCCTCGAGTCAACTCTCGTAAAGGGCCTGAAGGTCATTCCGACTTTCCATCCCGCTTCAGTCTTCAGGATGTACGAGAACAAGGCCCTCATTCAGCTTGACATGAAGCGAGTGGCCGAGGAAATGACCTTCCCGGAAATAAAGCTCCCTCAACGCAAGATTTACATCTGGGGGATGCACGATCTCTTCGACGTAGACTTACCGACTGTCGCGGCAGAGATGTACCACGCCGAATGGCTTTCAGTCGACATCGAGACTGACCCAGACAAAGTCCCGCATGAGATCATCTGCGTCGGCTTCTCCGATAGGCCAGATAGGGCTCTCATCGTTCCAAAGGGCTCTCCCGGAGGCTGGGAGCTTATCAAGCGTCTCTGCGCCTCGCCAGCGAAGAAGTGTGGACAGAACGCCGGGCCGTATGATAAGGTCGTGCTTGAGGACAATGGCGTTCCGCTGGCTAACTTCGCCTGGGACATCATGTACTCCCATCACGCGCTGCTAATGGAAGCTGCGGGAGGCGGAGATGAAGTTAAGGATATGCGAGGGAAGGCGAAGGCGGGAACTTCACCACTCCGAAAAGGCCTGGGCTTTCAAGTCAGTCTCTACACTCGCGAGCCTTATTACAAGGACGACGGAAAAGCGTGGCGGTTGAAGTCCATTCCTGACATTAAGGAGTTCTACCGCTACTGCGGAAAAGACGCTGCCTGCGCCGGAGAAATTAGGGCAGTTCACGAACGCGAGCTCGATTCTTTCGGTGTAAGGCACGTCTTCGATCATGAGATGCGACTTCTTCCGATGTTGTCACAGATGACACGGAGGGGAGTAAAGATAGACCTAGCTGCGAGAGCTGCGCTCAGGAACCAGTACGAAGGCGAGATCACAAACCTCAATAAGTTCTTCGAAGCTCAGACAGGGAGCGTGCTCAATGTCAAGTCATCACCACAGATGCAGAAGCTCCTCTACGAGACCCTTAAGTTGCCAGTTAAGTATCATCGAGAGACGAAGCGGCCTACAGCAAACAAGGACGCTATCGTGGAACTTGCCGCAAAGTACGAGCACCCAGTTCTCATGGCTATCCTCGAGATTCGCAAGCGCCGTGACCTTATCGAAAGATACCTCGATGCTAGAGTTGACGCTGACGGGAGAATGCGATGCCTCTTCGACCCTTCGGGAACTCGAACGGGAAGGCTGGCAAGTCGAGCGAACATTTACGGTTCAGGGACGAACCTTCAGAATATACCGCCTAAACTCCGAAGAATGTTTGTCGCTGACCCTGGGAAAGTCTTCTTTTACGTTGACTTATCTCAAGCAGAAGCCCGAGTCGTGGCATGGCTGGCACGCTGTGAATCTCTTATCGAACTTTTTACGAGCGGTAGGGACATTCATAAAGAGAACGCCGTTAGATTCTTCGGAGAATATAAAGAAGAAAGGCGTATCTCCGTCAAGCGCATCGTCCACGGAAGCAACTACGGTGAAGGAGTAGATAGGATAGTTCAAGTCGCAGCCGCGGATGGAATTAAGCTTCTACGAAGCGAAGTTGTTCTTGGACAAGAAGCGTACTTCATGCTGTACCCTGAAATCAAAGAAAACTGGTGGGCAGATGTAAGACGCGACCTGCGTTATCGTGTGCTAACCACCCCACTAGGTTGGAAGCGGCAGTTCTACGGCCGTTGGGATAGTGCCAAGTTCTTCAACGAAGGACTTGCCTTTGAGCCGCAATGCACTGTAGGTGTGCTTGCAGAGATGGGGATGCTTGCTTGCAATGAGGTTCCAGACGCTGAGATTCTTCTCAACGCGCACGATGCAGTATTAGGACAGTGCGATGAAGATAAGGCAGAAGTAGTCGTCCCTGCTATCGTCAAGGCGATGGAGATTCCTATTAAGATTCATGGCAGGGAGCTCGTTATTCCCGCTGACGCGAAGGTAGGAAAGAACTGGGAAGAAGCAAGCGAAAGCAACCCGGAGGGGCTCAAAAAATGGAAAGCATAGATGACAGCTTGGCCAAGCTTCTCTGTAGAGCAGGAATGGACTCGGACAATCAGCGTTTGTGGGAACTGTATCTACCAGTAGCACGATACTGGCTTCATTCTCACGGAATCGAGTACGGAAAATCGAGTGACCAGTCGACTCCTTCCTAACTGGCTCGAAGCCTACATGGCCTACACGGCCGAATCACGCTCACCAGACGAGTTTCATCTCTGGACAGGCATAGTAACCATCGCAGGTGCTATTCGCAGAAAGGCATGGTTCAACTTTGACTACTTCGAGCTATTTCCCAATCTTTACGTTGTTCTTGTTGCTCCTGCAGGACGATGCAAGAAATCAACTGCTATGCGCATCGGAAGGAAGCTTCTGGCGCAAGTACCAGGCGTCAACTTCACAACCGACTCAACTACCAGAGAGCGTCTGATTGTTGATCTGGCAGCAGCGCACGCGGATGGGCATAGTAGCATGACCGCCTACGCATCCGAGTTTGGGTCACTGCTGACTTCGTCAGGTATGGATATGGTAACCTTCCTGACAGACATCTACGATTGTCCCACAGAGTGGGCACACAAGACGAAGATGGGAGGGACGAATAAGATCAAGGCTCCCTGGCTGAATCTCTACGGAGGCACGACGCCAGACTGGATTGCAAGAGCACTCCCCCTCGATACCGTAGGTATTGGCCTTACGAGTCGCATTATCTTTATCTACCAAGACACTCCGCGTGTGCGGAAGGCTTTTCCAAAGCTCTCAGACGCGCAGAAGAAGCTCGGAGAGCTGTTACTCAAGGACCTGGTTACGATTTCGCTGATTTCAGGTCAGTACATTCTAGGACCTGACGCGGAAGAGTTCTACGAGGCATGGGACTTGAAAAACCAAACTGAAAGGATGATAGACGATCCTAGATTGTCCGGCTACTACGAGCGTAAACCTATGCATATCATCAAGCTCTCAATGACACTTGCGGCGGCAGAAAGAGACGAGACTGTGTTAAGGAAGGACGACATTGAGAAGGCAATCGAGCTCCTCGATAGGATAGAACCAGCAATGGCAAGAACCTTCTCAGCCGTTGGCAAGAATCCCTTAACTCTCGATATTGAGCAGGCGTTGGTAGCGATAACTATATCTGGAGAAGAAGGCATAAGCTACGGCGAGTTGCTCAATAGGTTTAAGCATAGCGTCCGCAAAGACGAGCTTGATGAAGTTCTTAATACCCTTCAGCTCATTGGCGCAATCAAGGCTGTAGCTAACGAGAAAGGAGTTCGGTATTACCGAGTGCTATGACCAATCTCAAAGGCCCGATCTACGTCTCAGGTCCAATGTCTCACTATCCAGACTACAACTTTCCAGCTTTTCGCTGGGCATGTCTGGAGCTCCGAGGGCGCGGCTTCGAGGTTCTATCTCCTCACGAGAACGGACAGCCTGGGCCTGAGATTAGCCCAAACGATGCATGGATTTACTACATGCGTCTAGACATTCAGCTGATAACTAAGGCTAACCTCGTCGTAGTTCTTACCGGCCGGGAATGTTCTCGCGGAGCGAGATATGAAGTAGAAATCGCTCATGCGCTACACATTCCCGTCTTGCCTATAGGCATCGCTCTTTCAATTACAGAAAGCGCCCAGGCGACCCGAGGCGGGGGAGATCGGTGAAGACGGTATCCGCGAACAAGTGGACTCTCATATGCCAGAACTCTCCCGAGGACGCCCTGGTGAAGATGCTATCTTCGCCCCAGCTCGAAGTCGCCTACGCTGCCCAAGCAGAGCTTTCTCGGAGGTCGGCGCCGAACCCTTGTCCGATGTTGGACAAGTGGAGAAAAGAAATGAGGGACGGGAAGCGAGACGCTTACGTCTTCGACGAGCTCTGGAAGAAAGCCTGCGAGGAGACGAATGAGATGGAGAAGCCCAGACAGCTTATCACCGGATAGCAGTTCGACAATCTCACCATGCACTCGGGTCGCCTGAAAGGAGAAGACTATGCCGAAGTTTAGCGCAGCTTCTAACATAAAGCTGATGACTTGTCATCCTGATCTTGTTCGATTGTTCCGCGCTGTAGTTGTCGACTATGATTGCACCATCCTAGACGGAGCCAGGACTGAGAGCGATCAGCTGGACAAAATCAAGCGTGGCCTGTCAAAAGTCACGAACGTCGCGGATTCTAAGCATGTGGTAAGCGATGAGCGCCCGCTATCAGACGCGGTGGACGCGGCGCCATATCCAGTAATCTGGCCAGACTCCTATGGAACCACAGCTGACCACAACCATCAGGTAGGACGGTTCTATCATTTCGCTGGCTACGTGAAGGCGAAAGCTAACGAACTCGGCATTAAGATTAGATGGGGCGGAGACTGGAACTCTGATGGTACGTTCACTGACCAGAAGTTCGATGACCTTGACCACTTCGAGCGTGTCGAATGATAGGGATAGCGCTTTGGTTTGTGTTGGTCTTTACCATATGGGGCGCCTATGATTCATGGGCGCTCGGGCTTTTCGTCGCTACGGTACTAACTAGCGTAGCATGGGACTTTGAAATAAGGAGGCTGGTATGCGGGTTCTGGCAACGCCTTGGAAGGTGGTAGAATCTGACTTCAACGACGCTGAAGCTGTGTTTAACCGTCAGGTGCGTTTTCTTAAGCACAGGGAACCTCCACATCGTAAGTGGTGGGAAGTGAAGGTAATTCGCGTAAAGACTGGTGCTAGCGACACTGTCGAAATGACAGTAGACGACGGTAGCTCAATCACTCAAGGACTGAAGAATGCCCTTGGTCTGACTGAGCTACCCATGCCGCCTGATCTCGAAATCGGCTTTCTCGCTGGCTTCTGCGCTCGCGAGATGTGGCAGATTCAAGACAACTTCGATCAGTTAAAAGTCCGCTAGGATCTTTCGGCCTCTGTCCCAGAGCCAGTCTTTGCTGAAACCGAGCGGATGCTGGATGCCGTAGTTTCGCTGGCGATAAGCGAGGTATGTAATCACTCGATTATCAATCAGGTCCTGCCCGCTCAAGATGTTACTACGTAGCAGTCGGCTTAGCTCAAAGACGAGATACTCATTCCTCGGTAACCCGCTTCGAGTGAGTAGCTTCTCCGAGAACCGAGCAACTGCTGCGTCCATAGGACGAGGTAGCGCGGATACGTTAAACGTAGCGCTTATGCCACTGACTCGCTGAGCAAACTCTCCACCAGAGATTGACGGCGAACCGGGAGTAAGCGCCCGCGCTCCGAACTCAACTGTTTCCGTAGGCGGGCCAAAGCTCCGAGCGAGGTTCTCTAGCCGCTGCGGATAAGTCATATCTCGGCCAGCAAAGTCTCTGCCTGTGATTGTCTCACCGGCGACCTTGAAGGCTGGATTGAGCCTTCCGAGCAAATACTCAAGCGGGTTGTTAAAGAGCTTCAACTCGTCCTGCCACCAACCGAGAACATCCAGCCCCATCTCACGACCAGTTGCGTTGCGCCAGCCAGTGCGCGCGTAGAACTTCGTCGTGTTAGGATTGAACTCAGGTTCCTTACCCGAGAGCATCTTGCTCAATGTCCACGTAACAGCGATGGTAGCTGCAACCTGCCGCAATTTGAGAGGCAAGTACATTGCATCGCCAAGCTTAAGCTCACCAGCAGCGAGCTGTCCAAGCTCTCCAGCTGCACCAGCAGTTAGTGCAATCCGAGAGCTCGTCCACTGCGGGCTGAAGAATGCCAAGCGCATAAGCTGCATGAGCTGTGGATTAGCGAGCTCTGTCGGAACGCGACCATAGACAGTGTTGGCGAAGTCGGCTGCGCGCCTTGCTGCAGCAGTATACTCTGCTGACCCTGGAAGGAACTTACCACTCGCACCTTCCGCCCACTGGAGCATCTTCTGCGAATACGTAAAATACTGCATTGACGGCACGATCTGATCCCAGAGCAGGCGGTCTTGCTTTTCAACAAGCCAAGCGCCACCACGCTGAAGTTTCCCGAGAACAGGGATGTTCCCTACACGTTGAACAAGCTCCTCCATTGCTTTAGCATTGCGAAGGCCGTAGTCTGTCCGTGCTCGGAGGTTGAGACCGTACTTCGACGCCTCTAGAACTCCTGGATCAGCGTCATGAACTGCCTTCCATGCTCGGTTCATAGCCAGCGGATTCAGCCCTGTCAGCGCCGCAGCTCGCATGCTATTCAGCCCATGTTCCCAGAACCAGAACATGATGCCTCTCATCCAGTAGCTCTTGAGCTGGTCGGCAGCGTTTAGAATGTCGCTGCGTGAAGCAATAGGTGACGAGAGGTTCTCTATGGCCTTTGCAACTGCCTCTGGCGCGATCTTCTCTCTCAGCGCTGGCACGCCTCGAATGACACGCCAGTATTGAGGCATGGCTTCGTTAATCGTCTTTGGCCCATCTTTGATAAGCCCAAGGCCTGTCATCGTCTTCCGCATCCTGACATTACCAATAGCGCGGTAAGCCTCGGTGATGCGAAGCGCTTGAACGTCAGCAGGACGAATAGTCGGCGCCGGCAGGCCGTGCGCTTGCGCGAAGTCCTCGAACTCACGAAGTGTCGTTAGACGCCGCCTCGTGGTCGGATTGACTTGACGATACCCCTGCTGTCTCCAGCGATCGAAGGTCTCAGCAGGCAAGACGCGCCTTGCGTAGTTCTGAGCAAACTCTTCCTCGATTCCTTCAGCGCGCATAAGCTGCTGCAACCGAAGGTTAAACTGATTCGTCGCGACAGCCGCACGCTGCTGTGCAGGTGTTAGCGCGTGATACTCCGCAGGGAAAATGCCTTTCACTGCGTTCATCTCATCTACCGAGAGCATGAAGGCTCGTTCAGCTTTCTGCGGAATGAGCTGCAAAAGCTTCTCTCGGTAGTTGTGTGCTATTTCCCTTGAGTAAGTGATCGTCTCAATGAACCGGCGAGCGCCTTCCTTCGCTCCAGCATTCCGCATAAGGAACTGCGGCGCGGCGTTGAGAATGAGCTTCTGTGTATAGCCGCGAAGGAACTTGCTCATCGCATTCCCTACATCAGGTCTCTCTAACGCCCAGCCTTTAATGCCCTGATGTAGCGCAGCTGCTGTCAACAGCCCACCTAGCATCCAGAAGACATTCTTTGCGCCGTTATCTTCGTCCATGTTAGCAGCGCTAATCATCAGCCCTGCTCCACTGCCTCCAAGCGCTACGAAAGAAAGCAGACGTGGAATAGCAAAGCCTCTACGGCTCCCTTTCTCGGCTACGCTCTTAGCGTACTCCCTCGCAAACTCCGCTTCGGCAGAGCCGATCTTCTGCATATCTGCCTTGAGCAAGTCGAGTCCTGTAACTGGCGGTGGCTGGTCAAGACCAGTCATCTTCATGAACTCGCGCTGAAGTGCGTCAATTTCCTCGTCGTGCATCCTCGCTGCCGCATTTAGCGCGTCTAACCCAGACTCCCCAACTTGTCCTTCAGGTTGTACCTCTCCCACCAGCTCCACGGGGTCTATCCTATCCGGAGGTACAATAGGAGGTTCTTTCGCAGTCTCGATGACTGTCTTGATCTCCGGCGAAGAAACATCCTTAACAGGCGTGCGGTCAACTGCATCCTGCACAGCGATGTCGGCCATAGCTTCAGGAGTGATACCTGTCGTAGGAGTCTTTGGGTTCAATGCACTAGGCCCAAAGCCCTCAATGTCGAAGGAATGGAGTTTACTTCCTGCTCGCGAGGCATCACGCTGCGCTGCTTTATCTGCAACACGGCCTGCTTCCGCTCTGCCAACGAAGTCACGAAGGTTAGTGGAAGCACCCATGTTATCTTCGAGATTGTACGGATGATTTCCTGTCCCCTCAAACTCCGACCTGGGCACACCGCTATTAACTGCGTCTGCTAGCGCCTGTGGATGCGTAGTGCCCGGATACGTCTTGCCACTACGCCCTCGAACAACAATGCCAGTGATATGCTCTTCTGCCGTCGGCTCGAAGCCCTTTGGCTTCCGACCTTTGGGCAGTCTCGAAGGCGGCTCAGCAATCGTAGGTTGGAGACCGACAAGCTCCGCAGTGCCGCGCTCAACGTCTGTCGTAGCAGCGGCAGCAGTTGGCTCAAAACCTTTCGGTGGAGCTTCTAATGGCTCCGCAAAAGCGAATGGCTGGTCAGGATCAGGCAGTAGCGACTTCTCGTGCGGTGAGACTGGAGGTCTATCCGCGTAGCCTTCCAGCTCATTCCGCAAAAAGCCTTCGACTCTCAGTGGGTCATGCTCAAGCTCTGCAACTGTTCCCTCGTAGACGTCTTTGAGAATCTGATCTCTTACCTGCGGTGGTAGCGCGTCGAAGCTCGTGCCAGAAGCGACAAGCTGCGCTTTGACTGCGTTCAGCTTCTCTGTCGCACGAGCAACGCCTCGAATACCGAGATTCGCAGTAATGTACTTCTTGAATCCCCAGGCGAGCGCGCTTGTTGCTGCATGGAATACTCCACCAGCTGCAGCAAAGACTGCACCCTCGGTGAGTATGTTCTTTACGCGAGATTCTCCTGGTGCTAGTGGCTCAATGGCTCCATAAGTCGCACCGCCTAAAAACTCTCCGGCAAGAAACGTCGCTGTTCTTGCTGCGACAGCCCTAGCTCCAGTCGTAAGACCTACTCGCGCAAGCAATGGCGCAGCAGCGTCGCTGACTAACCCGGCCGGTAGAAACGACGCTGCGAGTGCGAATCCTCGCTGCGTGCGCTTGAGCTCTTCTGGGGGTAGCGCTTGAATATACTGATTGATCTCTCGCCCTGCCTGCTCTTGATAAACTGGTGACGGCATTCTCCCTGCTGCACCACTCCGAAGACCATGATAGATGAAGGTACCAAGGTCTCTTATCGGCTCGACGAAAATCGCGTTTAGAACCGGGTGTCTGACCTTGAACGGCGCTTCCTCAGGCTGAAACAAGCCGAGCGTCGAGGTCGCATCAGAACCAAGACGCGCTATCTCAGGAAGGCCCGCAGTAGCTGGCGGTTTAGCGTAATAGTCTTCAGGCGGCTTTGGCGCGGCGTAGAAATCCTGCGTTGGAGCTGCAGGCTCTGTCGGCTTGACCGAATAGAAGTCTGGCTGCTGTGGACTAACGCCGCCTGGTTGAGTCACGCTGCGCTCCTTGTAGCATGCTCCGGAACTGGAGAATATCCAGCTGTGCGTCTAGTGGTGCTTGCGCACTCCCACGAGAGCGGTAGAAGATCGTGATTTCTTCCTCCGCTTGCTGCGCCGTCTTCTTGCCTGAAAGAACTTCGTTTACACGCTGCTGCAGCGCTTGTACCTTGGCCGCAGGAAAGTGTTGTGCCTCAGCCTCACGCACAAGCCCAACTGTCTTATCCAGCTCTGCGTTATATTGCTCAGGCGTCAGCCCCCGTTGCCTTGCTGCTTCCTCCAGCAGTTCTTGCTGCACAGCTTGAAGCGTCGGCTGAGGATTGTCTTTTTCCCACTGTTTGACGAACTCCTTATCTTCTTCATGGCCCAGCGTCTCGACTGTCCGTCGCTGCTCCCATGCCTTTATTCTCTGTTGCCAAGTAGGAGCAGCATTATCTAACGGCTCGAAGAACAGCTTGAACCTATCCGCATTCTGCTGTCGTTCAAGTGCATTGTTTCCGTACCTTGTCTGAAGCAAGACAGAGTAGTATGGTAGCGTTCCAGCTGCTGCGCGCAGCGCTAGCAAGCCAAAGCCCTTCTCTGGGTCTTTTGCTTCTTCCGTGACGAGCTGATTGATTCGTGTTCTAACCCCCAAGTCCGATTCGGCCGCTGCAGCGGTTGCAGTAGCTTGCCGTGCGCCCGCTTCAGCCGTTGTCAGTCCAGCTTCAGCCGTTGGCCGAGCAAACTCAGCACCGACTTCTGCAGTTGTCGCTCCCGCCGCTTCTTTTCTCCCTGTTGACCGCGAAAGCTCAAGCTGTATCCTCGCTCGCTCCGCAGGGCCAGTGAGTAGTCTTGCTCCCTGTCCAGGCGGAGCTAGCTTCAACCGCTCTAGCGCCTGCCCTCCAGCCGCGAGAAACGGCGCTGGCTCAGCTCCAGCATTGATTAGCTGAAGAATATCACTGAGCCTCGCCCTCGCCTCCGTATCGAGCCGTGTCCTCTTTTTCGCTAGTGCTTCTCCAATGTCACCAACAGCTTGGCCAGCTTCTTCTAAGAAGCTAAAGGGTCCTGGAACGATAGGAATTGTCATCCGAGGTCTCCCAAGTTATAACCAGCATCACTCCATTCTGATCCACTACTACCACTGCTACCGCCGCC